TATGAAATAATGAGCTAAGAGTAGTATGTGTCCAAAATTAGGGGGTTAACCCGTTATTTCTGTTAGGATTTGTACATAATCATTACCTTCAACAATTCCCTTTATATCTTTATATTGATTTAATTCCTTCCTTAACCCCTCATCTAGCAATTTAAGCTTTTCTACTAATGTATTATCTTGTTCCACTCTAATACTCCTTTTCTAGTTGAAAGAATAAACTTGAATAGTTATAAAATTCATCAAAGGTATATAGCGTATTGATATTACTAATAAAATGTTAAAAAAGCACCCCGCAGGATGCTCAAATACTCTCTAATTCTTGTCTTGCCTGATCAATTTTTTTGTTTATTCTCTCTACTAGATTCTGATGATAGTCTATTTGCTCAACTAGACTAGCATACGCTGTTTTAAACGAAAAATGTTCAAAAAAACTAGATAAATTTATATTAGATGGAATTTCTTCATAATCGAATATGCGATATTTTTTAACAGTTCTAGATCTTACATCAAATATATACATTTCTTGATTTGTTGCTGCAATAACTGGTCCATGAGGTGAATTTAAATCTAACTCACTATTGTAAAAGCTCCCTTTGGTCTCAATGACTTGTAACAAAATTGGTTTGATTTTGTTGAACAACTCAAGAAATTTATCTCTTTGTTGATCTAGAGTATCAATAAAAACTTCTTTCGTCTCTTCTAATAATCTTTTGTCTTCCTCTAATGTAGATATTCTTTGAGCAATTAATTCGGTTAACTCTTTTTCCATTATTATCCCCTCCCTCCTTATTATCGGTGAAAGAAAAGGACAAAGGAACACTTTGCAGAATTTGTCGAATGATTTATTATCCTGTGTACTATATGGTTTAGGTGGCTCAATAAAATTTCTGCCGCACCGACCTGCCTCCCATTTTACACTACAGATTTTTTCAGATTCAACAAACGCTCAAAGTGGCAATCTTGGCATAATTGGCTGATCAATTCGTCTTTCATTTTGCGTACAGTTTCCCGTGAAATGCCAAGGTGAAGACCAATAGCACGGTAGCTCATCCCCTCCATCATGCAATCATAAATAACTTTGTGCTGCTCTCCTTTGATCTTTTCAGCCCCTAATTCAACTGCATATACTAGCTCTTCATAATACTTAAGACGTTTGAAAAGACGTTCCTCTCTCATATCCATTTGCCTTAGCTCAGCCTGACTCTTCCCAGGACTTCCTTTTGGCATAACAGCTTCTAATCCATATTGAGCAACACCCCAATTTTTCATTGGAATTACGGAACCATAGAGTATTCTCTGCAACCGTTGAACCTCTTTCACCATCCAGTGATAGCTATTGATTAGATTTTCAATATCTTTTCGATTCATGATTGTGTCCTCCTTTTTCAAATAAAAAACGGACACCAAACCATCAGCATAATACTGTAGTTCAGTGTCCGCAGGCTCTCCGTCTTGGACTTAGTTATCTTTAACTTTTAGTAAAATTGGCTCGTTATACAAATCTTCTAGTTTTTTCATCTTAGTTTTTTTGCACATTTTAGGATCGCTATCATCCCCCAATAAAATGATTTCCTTATTTATTGGATATAAGATAAACCATTTCTTATTATTTTCATCTCTTATATACACAGTTTTTTTAGTAGTCCAATTAATCAATCTTAATACAGGAATAGATATGAAAGGAATTGCCGAACAAAGGACAAAAAACATAATTATTACTGCAATTAACATTCCCAAATCTTTAAACTGAGGGAATGCTATCAGCAAATAAAATTGAATATAAAAAGTGAATAAAGAAGTTAAATATATAGTCACAATTATAATTTTAAATAGTTTTTTTGATTTCAATTTAAAAAACCAACGATTTGGATTTTGAATTTCATTAACAATTACAAGAAAGAGGAATATTCCTCCCAATATTATTTGTGAACAGATAGACACCACTTCGTTATAATCCCATTTTAGTTTGTCTCTTAGAGTCTCTGATATTGAATAAAAAATACACATCCAAGCTAAAGCATACAGTAAATACTTACAAAACTTCACAAAAAACAATCTTTCTTTGGAGAATAGCTTCTGTTCAAATATGTTCGAAGATAATAAAGTAATTGGTTGGAATACTTTAAAAATGTTTATTACTAAGAACACTATTGAAATAACAACAGTGGGTATCCCAAAAGCACTCAATAATTTGTTAAGACTTTCTCCCAAATTCATCAATAGTCACCTTCTTCTTCTTAATCTTCCTTAATTTTAGCAACCTGTAAATTCTTCTTCAATGCATCCAATAAAACGCATTGGGTAACAGAGTTGATTATTAAATCAACTCTTATTTCACATTTAGTTAACATTTATTTACAAGGAAAAACTTAACTAATGGTGAACTATTCTAATGCAACACAAAAAAATTAAAGGAGTGTTTCAGAATGAAATTAAGAAAATCTGTAGCATCCCTGCTCGCGGTCTCTGCTTTATCCTTCTCTATAGGTGGTATAGCATCTGCTCAAGAACCAGTTCAATCTAATCAACCCATGCATTTGAATTCATTATCAGAAGATGCCCCTTTTAAAACGATGGCTAGAAGCGTAACTATTAACGTAGGCAAATCTTATCCAATCGATGATAATGCTTCTTGGGCTGTCGTTGTAAAGGGGTCTCAGTATGTCGAAGTATCTGGTCGTGAAATTGTAGGTTTGAAAGACTCAGGTAGTAATAAAGCAGAAGTTTGGATGTATAAATCAAACGGTGCTTTATTAGGCGCCCTTTATGTTACAGTTAGAAAATAGGATCCAAGAGCCTCTTTATAGAGGCTTTTATTTATATTCAATTATTAAAAACATACAGAGTTCTAATAATCCCAACTTCTAACCGGTTAACTGTTCACTTACAACCAGTTTCATGCTTATTTATGTTAATAGTAATGTTTCCTTAATTTATCCCCTCACCTTAAACCCAATCTCATGATCAACCCGCGCAAAGCTCCCCTTTACAGTTTGAATAACAGTTTTACCGTGCTCAGGAGCATCTAAGACATGTGCTGTACCTTGATTCCCATCTAAAACAATGATCTTAACTTTTCCTGGATCAATTTTCTGCTTAATAGTGAAGTCTTTTTTGATGTTTATTTCTCTTGGATTGTACACTCAAAGCGCCCCCTGTGTTATGATAGAAGTACCAGTTCATATCAAGAACACTGAGGCTAAGCGCTTCGGTGTTTTTTATTTTTAGGCAGAAAACTCTTTTATCTTGATCTCCACCCTCGGCTCTTCGCTATAAAACTTGCTTACTTTCAGATCCACTACCTGACTATCATCTTTGTATATCAGATGATTCAAAGCATCTTTCACACCCTTTACATAGTTATCAACGTCGGGCTTTGTGGTCGGCCTCAGAAGACCTTTTTCGGCTTTTTCTTTCTTCTTTGATGAGTTTGAAACCGATTTTGGCATTGGTCTGTACACTTTGACATCCATTGAGACAGGACCAGTAATAACTTTTTCTGGTCGATGCTGAGACGCAACCAAAGCTACATACTGCTTGAAATACTTTGATTTCGCTGGATCTCGCATATGCACCTTCCCATTTCGTATTGATCCACGCGGCCGCCCCTGTGCGACTGGCTCACCATAAACAGTGAACTTAATGCAATCCAACTGTTCTTACCTCCCGTCAAGCTGTTCCCATAGCTGAATTTCTTTTTCTATTCTCGGTGCGGAGAGTAAAATTGTCAGCAGAGAAACGACTGCTTTAAGCACTCAGCATCCGCTCCATTTGCTTTATTTTTTCCTCAAGTAAACGGATAGTTGGTGTAAGATCTTTACCTTCAATTGGATTTGAAGGTCCAAATATATAAAGTCCGCCAGTTGCTTTTACATTCATTTTCTCCTTCATCCCCAATCACCTAACCTATGATTTAATTGCATTCGATCGCCTTTAATAATCACTATGTAATCACGACACATCTGGTGAATTCGTGAACCAAGAGCCTCATCAATGTCCAAAAGCTCATCGATTGTTAACTCCGAAGAAATCAGCAAAGGCTTGTGATTTAAATACCGGTAGTTTAAGACTGACTGGATTTGTTCAACCTGCCAGTCGGTTGCCCTTGGTTGACCGTTTATTGGTTTAAATAAATCATCAATGAATAGAACTTCGACCTTTCTCATGGCATCCAGTTTTGCTTCTAAGTTGTCAAAGTTAGCTTTTAAATCACCCATGCCCTCTACGTAAGGAAAGTACATACAATGAATTGATTTTTTCTTGATCAGATTATTCATAATCGCTGTGAGCAAATGAGTTTTACCGCTACCTGGCTGTCCAAGTAATGCGATACTGTTTTGCCGTTCTCCTTTGATTTTTTGAAAATCTTTATAGTATTCCACTGCACATTCATAAGCATCTTTGATCATGTCTGGCTTACCGTCCGTGATGAAGTTACCAAAGAGAAGCTTTTCAAACTCTTCTGTAATGCCACTAGCTTCCATGAGTCTTGCAATTTTCTTTCGTCTTACACATTCACACTGTTTTGAATAAGTATCTTTCCATTCGCTAGCTTTATCCGGCGTACAAACTTTACCTAACAGAAAATCATCTTCCGAGACCATATCGTCTGGAACCATAAGGTCTAACTGTTCATCTAAATGCCAAGAAGTGTCCTTATGGACCCGATAAACGACAATTCCACGATCCTTACAATAAGGACAATCAAATTCAGCCTTTTCTTCGGATACGGCCTGTTTTGTTCCCAAAAAGCGGGCTGACTTTTCCCGAAGCTCCTGCATGATCGTTTGAAATGCGGTGTCTATACTGACTGCTTTGTTTATAGCCATATTGTGTCTCCTTTCTCTTTTGAGTGAATGGATTTGATAAGATGGCTTGAACATATGACAAACTTACTGATTTCCCCTTTAGCTGAAACGCTGTCTTGATAGCCTCCATCACTTTTTCTTCACCATAATCGTCGACCATGTATCCAATTCGCTGTGCCTCTATAGGACCGACTGACCGAGCAACTTTGTTTTCATATAGCTCAAAGGCATTTTTCATTTTGTCATCGACCTCCTGATGTTCAATCTCAGCTGGTTCCAAAGCTTTTTTCTTCATGTAATTTCCTAACTGTATGTAGTCTGCATAATGAAGTATGGTGACGATGAACCCTCTTTTTTGTGGAAGACGGTCCAATCTGATATATCCCTGTTTCTCCATTCGGTCTAGTGAGTATTTGATTTGTGCAGCTGACCAGTTAAAATCTTTTGCAAGTTCCACAACTTTGATAATGGTTTGCCCAAGTTCTAGCTCTTGATTTGGCCTGTATTCAGCTCTTTTGAACAAATGATCATAAATTTTTTCATCCCTAAACTCTTTGAATGGTAGTCGGGGTATGACCACATACCCCATTGCTTTGATGTTCAAGTCAATCACCTACTTCCTTTCACAGTGTGCAGTTATGTCACAGTTGCCGACCTCAATCGAACGGAAGTTCATCTTCTTTTATGTCTATAGGCTTGCCGTCAAAAGGATCAGCTTCCTGCGAGGTTGTTTTTTCTGTTTCTTCTTTATCTGAAGGCGCGGAATCGATAATTTCTGAGCTATCCGCTTCATTGGTAATGTCAATCCGTTCTCTTGTTTCATCTTCCTCAATAACTGCTTTTTGCATTTCCACAGAGAGAATCCCCCACTTGCTCAAAACTGCTTTTAATACAGTCTTAAGAGCCATCGCATCCCAATCATTTTTCCATCCAAAATCAGATTTACTGAATTTCTTTTTGTGTTTCTCTACTTGTGCCTTTGTCCAGTACACTGTTTTTCGGAAGCCATTTATCAACTCAAAATAAGCTGCATAACCAATTACCGCGTCTGATTCTCGTTTTTCAAAATCAATCTCGATCTCCTCAGTCAACGGATTCCACTTCTGCAATTCGCCTTCATGAATCGGTATGCAATTGATGGATTTATATTGGCCTGTTCGTAAGGCTAGCTGGATATATCCTTTGTATCCCAGCTGGAATTGAGCCTTACCTCCATAAGGAACAATCCAGGCATATCCTAAGTTTTTATCTATAGGCAGATCGAGTGTAGCTGCCACCATTGCTGAGGATATGACACTCATAGGATCTGTTTTCTGCAGCATCTGCTCGCTGTTATATAGGCTTAAGATAGAGGCAGTAAACTGTGTAGCCCTCTTCCCTAATACTTCCTCAAATCGCTTAATAACGGATGGGGAGGAAAGTAAACCCTTCATGGTTGCTCCTTGCTGTTGCACAGGTGCGCTTTTTTGTTTCTTTTGGATGTTGTTTTTAATTGATTGATTAGTAGCCATAATCAGCTAACCTCCTTGATTCTAAAACGTCTGAAATGAGTTTCCTTTTTGACCTCCTCGTAAATATCCGGAAACTGCTCTTTCAGCTTTTTCGTGTCAACTCGATTTGAGACAACAGGCTTCCAATAAGCTTGATAGTTGCCGATAAACCCATACTCTGCATCCTTCATTTCATGTTTGATCTGGTTTTCTAATTCTTTTGCCTGACTTTGAAGCTCTGAGAGCTGTTCTTTAAGATGCAAATATTGTTGAATACGTTCTCGATTAGTCGCAGTTAAATCAATAGCTTTGTTATTTTCCGTTTCGGCATATCGCTTTTTGAGGTATTCCTCCGCAGCACTTGACCCATCTAAAGCAGGAGCTTGTCCACCTAAGACCTTTTCATTCCAGAACTCAATCTCTGCTTCAAAGATCATGTCAATTAACTCGTCGTCTCTCTCAATCTCTTTCCAAACAAACTTGTTTCCGCCAATCAGCACAGCAAAGTAAGCCTTCTGATATTCAGGTCCAAGTACACCCAGGTAATGCTGGACCTGAACGATATAGCTCTCGGGGATTTCTTCGTCCTCCCATTCTTTTAAGTTGTAAGCAGAGGTTGTTTTACATTCAAGGATCGCTTTTTCACCAACGATCATTCGGTCTACATTAGCCAAAATGAAATCATGTTCTGGATGTCTAAGTATTGCTTTTTTACGTCTAACCTTCTTGCCACTACGAATCTCAAATTCTTTTGCAACAATGTCTTCAAGCAATGATCCAAAGTAAGCAGCTTCACTTTGCGATTCACTAACAGGGACCTGTCCTGTTTTGTCTAACCATAATTCAAAAGGTGTCTTCCACTTGTTTAACCCCAAGATAATGGATGCATCTGAGCCGCCAATCCCTTTTCTTCTTTCAATAAGCCATTCATCACGGCTCATTTCAGAAGTCTTAGCAAGAACCTCAGCTCTTCTTGTCATAACCCTAACCCCCATTGTTTTTATTGAGGCTATCTGATAAAATATTTGCACATGAGTTTTTATTGATAGCCTTTAAAGAAGTCCACTTTGCCGAGTGGGCTTTTTTATTGCGCATTTTTAAATTCAAAACCAAGTTGCTCCCTTAGATATCTTTCCAAGTTCTCTCTGAGAATGATTTCGCCGCCATCAATTACATAATCATCAACTGGTGTTACTTCATCACCGTAAAAATCTATTTGCACATCCGTTTCAGTTAGCTTATCGTGCCAGTTGTTTATGACCATTGGGTTTTCGACCATTCATATTCTCCTCTCTGAATTTGTCTGCACGTCTATCCCATAACAGATGGAATTCACTATTGTTACGAATCATCGCACACCATTTACGAACTTCCAGAGCAGTTGCCGGTTTATGAACAAAATGAACCATTATCCTATACACCTGCTCACTACAGTTAAGTTGATACCTTGCTGTTGCATTTTTAATGCCGTTTCATAAAGACGTCCTTTGTTTGCAAGTCGGCTAATATCCTCAGTAAGAACCTTGATGCTTCCAGCAAGACTAATCGCTTCTTCATAATCACCATCACGTAATGCCTCTGACAGCATGATTGATAGCTCTTCTGCTGATTCGATTTTTCTTTTTGCGATAAGAACATCTGACTTCAAGAAATGATTAGTATTCATACTGAAACCGCCTGCCTTCCTTCTTGTTTTGCCATAGCAACTTGATCAACTAAAGCTTTCCGTGTCCACCTATCTGCAAGCTCCTGCATTTTCAACCCGTGAGTACGAACAAGTGAATAAATCAATGTTTTGTTAGCCGCAATCAAATCAAAAATCTGCTTAATATCGGCCATCGGCAGCTCCTCTGTTTTACCTGGTCGGTTATCCGTGAGCCAACGGGCTAAATGTTTGGTTGCTTGCAGTGCTTCCTCCAATTGGTGAACCATATTAATCACCGCATTACTTGCACATTCATTGAGTGCCGGATCAATAGGAGCAGCGGCTGTAGGATGAAGTTTGAATAAGTAATGTACAAGATCAATATGTTCATAGGCAGCGCACTTCTCAAACCATTTAATACATAACTCTGGAGTAAGCTTGGCAAGTCCATTTTCAACGTCTGAAACATACCTTTGATCCTTACCTCCGATTAACTTGCCGATTTGGTATTGGGAAAGACCTGCAGCCTTTCGGGCACTACGCATAATCTGCGGTAAATTCCGCATGTTGTATGGGTTGTTCTCCATATGTTTGCCTCCTGATATATTGAGTTTTCAGTTTTAAAATTGAAGTTAAAAGACCATGCTGTTTATATGACTTAGGCTGATTCCTTTTTATTTTGTTGTGCAAGCTTCTCTTGGTGTTCATTCATGCGCTGAACAAGTATGCTACTGAGATATTTGTAAGCTTTGGCCTCTGCCTGTTCAAACAGCGGTCCTTTTTTCAAGATGACTTTCATAATTAAGCCCCCTTATCTGTCCTTGTCTTACATTTAGGACACATTTTGTGTCTACTTTGAGTAAAAAAAATTTCATCTACAGTTGTTCCATAATAGTCTGCAATCTTTTTGGCCAGACTTAAGGAAGGAGTTCTATCCCCTCTTTCAATAGCCCCTAGCATCTGTGGAGTTATGTTTAAGTCATTAGCAACTACTGTTCTTGACGTGTTTCCACGTAAGGAAAACAAAACTTCTCTTTCCACTCATAACACCCCCTTAGAAACGTTTTGTTTCCTTTTACGATTTATAATATACAGGACACAAAACGTGTCCGTCAAGTGTTTTTAGAAACTTTTTGTTTCTAAATGTAGAAACGCTTAGTTTCCAAGTTATAATTAATAACAAGGAGTGAGTGTATATGTTAGGTAAAAGGATAGCAGCTTTAAGAAAAGAAAAAGGTCTAAGCCAATATGAACTCGCAGATAGATTAGGCTTTTCAAGAGGAAAACTTGCTAATTATGAACAAGGCACTCGCGAACCTGATTACGAAACATTAATCAAAATAGCCGACTTTTTTGATGTATCTACAGACTACCTTTTAAGAGGAAAAGATAAATCATCCAATATAATCACTGACGATGCAAAAAAAGTGTTAAACGATCCTGAAACATTCCTTGCAGCTAAAGACGGTGAAATAACTGATGAAATTCTACAGGCTGCTTTGGAGATTATAACGGAGCAATTAAAGGAAAGACGGAAATCAGATAAATAAACGCAGTTAGTTTATTATTATTTATTTCTGTTTATTATGTTTAATTCTGTTTACTAATAAGATTTAGATTCTCATTTATATTTCACTCATACCCTCATTTAAAAAGTGATTTTTGAATCCTTTGCAAACCCTTACGTGACAAGGGTTTTTGTTGTTTTTCTCATTTATATTTTCATTTATGTTTCTTTTACATTTTCATATATAAAAATGAAGTGGCCTGATTACATAAGGAGCGTTTATTGTGAAGAGAAACATTGAGTTTTTTTTAAGTTTGACAGGGAGCCTATTGGGTGTTGTAGAGTCTATTTTTGCTTTAGTTATCGCCTATCTTGATTTATTTTTTCATTTAATTAGATACTTTGAAATGACAAGCGACCTTCTTGTTGAGGCATGGGTATCTTTGGTCCTTTCATGTATTGGGTTTACAGCTTCAATTGTTGTCTTATTTAAGCCAAAGTTGAGCAGTGTTCTACTATTTGTCTCAGGGGGAGGACTTATATGTATTGATTGTTTCTATTTAATACCAGCTATACTTATGATCATCCCCGGGATCATGGTATTTGTAAGGAGAAAAATCTGTTCTTAAATCAGTTTGAATCTGAAAACAAAAGAACCGCGACTGGCGGTTCTTTTAGTGTATATTCTTATTTTAAATAAACTGCTTTATTATTATTGGACAGTACCATAATCGCTATCCGTTAGTTTAATTAGAACTCAGATAATCCAAGACACGGTCAACTCTTTCATTGACTGAGCAGTCGCCTTCAATCTTTAACACTGGACAAGATAAATCTGCCATCCAATGTTCATGCAAAGCTCTACTTCTAACTTCCATTCCAGCAGTATCATATAAAGAAGCCCACTCTAAAAATGTTTTTGATTGTTCATATTTACTGCCACCGGCTAACACTTCATTTCCATAACGCTGAAATTCCCTATGCTTTAATCTATCAAGCCGTATATCTTGTGGAATCCATAAGAAGACGACAAGGTCAAAATAACTTTTTAGATTATCGCCCCAGCCACACACTGCACCAGAAAGAATCCATTTCTCATTTATTGTTAAGTCTTTTTCAAGCAACCTTTTTCTTTCAGGAATTTCTCTTTTTTTAGTGAATTTATCTAACCAATAGTAATCATCAGTATCGAGATGCGTATGAGGCAAACGCTTTGATAATGCAGCACCTAATGTTGACGTTCCGGCACCAGAGGCTCCCAATATGTGAATATTTTTTTTCATACTTCCCCCTCCTTATTAAGCAACCAAACTCCCTGTTTGTTGTATAAGGTACTTACTATCATTTTGACATAAATCCCTAAAGACCTTTACTTTTCGAGGGAAATCCAGATGCGTGTTAAAATCATCATACTTACGAAAACAGCCATTATTAAACAGATTCATATTCCATCTCCTTAGACGCATTTTCCTATGAAAAAAGTCTTGATTTTCCTATAATATTTAAATGAATCCAATTTTTAGATTGTCGTCTTTAAGGAGGTTTTTCATCTTGAGGTATACAAACAGTCATTTAGAGGATTGGATTGAAAACTTATACAGGAAGATTGATATTACAGAACCTGAACAAATTAATTTTGAACGGATTGCCGAAGCTTTAGACATCAGACTGTCGTTTAAACCTGTTACAAGCTTCGCACTTAAACACAGCGGGATTTATAATATATGCTTGGACAGCCGAAAAAGCCGAATTGAACAATGGTATGATTTCGCTCATGAATTTTGCCATATATATAGACATGAAGGCGATAAAAAAACAATGCCTGCAACTTGGACAGATTATTTAGAGTGGCAGTCCAATTATTTTACATATCACTTTTGCATTCCAACTTTCATGTTGCGTAATATTAATCTTTCGTACATACAATCACATGCAATTGAAAATGTGGCTTGGCTATTTAAGGTATCCCCTTCTTTCGCTAAGAAACGTTTGAGCATTTATTACAGGAAGCTGACCCAACATTTATTTAGCCAAACTGTTACGGGAAATCTATGCGCCCCCCTTTTGTAATTAATAATGAAATCCTCATGCATTTGCGCGCATTGAAAAAAACAAAAAAAGACGTCTCCCTTCACGATCCGATCGGGCAGGATAAGGAAGGGAATGAAATAAGCCTGATTGACGTTTTGAAATCAGAAAACGAAGACGTGATAGATACGATCCAGCTCAATATGGAGCTTGAAAAAGTGAAACAATACATTGACATTTTAGATGACCGTGAGAAAGAAGTGATTGTCGGGCGGTTTGGACTTGATTTGAAGAAGGAAAAAACGCAGCGAGAGATTGCCAAAGAACTCGGTATCTCACGCAGCTATGTATCGCGGATTGAAAAACGGGCGCTGATGAAGATGTTTCATGAGTTTTATCGGGCAGAGAAGGAAAAGCGGAAGAAGGCGAAGGGGAAATAATGCAGAAGAAGCCGGATCTCATACTCCGGCTTTCTCTATTTCATTAAAGTTTTTTTAAAAAGAAAATAGAGAAAAAATATATAAAAGAGTGATGAAAATCAGTTTTGTCATCACTGATAAACTCTTCGAGAAAAGCGTCTGGATCATAGCAGATGGCTTCTCTCTTATGGGGCGTTACTTCCCTCCATCAAGGGGAGTGTAATATTAACTGTGTAAGTAAGGAATGCGTACGGTTCCTTACTCACA